CAGATGACTTTGCTGAGGGTTTCACATCGCGTGATCTGGGAGAGGCCACAGAAAGTGACCTGATCTCACCTGAAAACGTGGGGGCACATGTGCGGGTTTCAGATCTAAATATCAGAGGGAAAGGAAAAGGTTTCTTGCTCGATGAGGCTCAATCTGATTTGCACAAGAAACAGAGATTGCCGGGTGGTGGCTACGGCCCGCCCATCTACCGCCGATCGACTGCAAAAGAGGAAGCCAAATTAAAGGAAGCGAACGAGAGCATTGAGGAAATGTTCCACAGCGCATCGGAACTGTCTGATCGACAGAGAGTTGAGGCAAGCCCGTTATTTCATGCGTTAATAGCAGATTTAAAAGCCACCCCAGATGATACTTTAATCGTTTCAAATCGTATGGTGCCTACATCAGAACAGCGGTCAGGAGAGGAAATTTATACAGACATTGCTGACCTATTGGGGATCAGAGACCTGCTGCCAGATGTGCTGGACGGCAATATGCCTGGGCCAACAACTATGCGGGGAATGCTAACAGAGTCATCGGATTTTTATGGACACCTTGCTGATGAGTATGGGCAACAGTTCCTGCCCCCTAGCGTAACAAATTCACTAGAGACATTTATGCCGTTAAGTGTCCCCGCTCAGGAGGCCCTCGACGGCGGTCAGGGAATTTCAGATGCAACAAAGGAAATGATCAGAAACTATAACAACTTTGCGATGGAATTAGACTCTATAAGAAGGGGAGGTACGCTCGAAAGTCCGGTTGGCATAAACGCTCATCAAGCTATTTCTGATGCGTTGCTTAAACGTGAGAATATACCTGATCCATTGCTGGCAAAATTCAATTCAACAAAGTTAATGGAAGTTCCTACGCTTAACCCCGACACTCAAGCGTTGCTGGATGAATATCGCAGCGCTGTGAGTGCTAGAGATAATTTGCAAAAAGAAATAAGAGAAATACAAGGCTCGGGCCGACCCGACATGCCGTTCAAGTCTATGGACGAGCGTGGCTGGCCGCGAGTTGTCATCCTCAGACTTCTGCGTTACGCCATCGAGAACGATTACGACTATTTCGCCTGGACTCCAGGTGCCGTCCAAAAAGCTCGATACAATGCGCCGCGCGACTTGTATGACAAGACCATCCCCAAGGTCGTGAATAAGTTCCTCAAGAAGTTCGATCCTTCATTGAAGATCGATGATGGCGTGGCCTCTGGCATCCAGGTTGGTGACATTCCTCTGCCAAACATCAAGATCACCGCGAAGATGCGCGACTCGATCAAGCGGCTTGGGCAGGCAATCTTCACGCTGACAGGCGGCGTCGGTCTCGCCGAAATGACGCAGGATCAGGAGCAGACGCAGACGCAATGATTATAGACACAGTGGTTATCACGCCCCGCTCCGGCGGGGTTTTTTTATGGGCGAATTGAATGGCGATTGATCCAGCATTGGCGACACAGAAAGCGCAGCAGTTGAATATGCTTGCCGCTGGTGCTGTGCCCACAGGCATCACGGAAGCCCCGCTGGGGCCGGTCGTCGAAGAGCCAGGGATGCAGCCTATATCTCCCGAGATGCAGCCTGTATCGCCCGAGATGCAGCCTGTATCGCCCGAGATGCAGCCGACTCAGGTTGCCGGTTTGGGTAAAAGCATCGGTGATTTAGTCGGTAGTCTTTTTGGTGGAAAGGATTTAGAAGCCGCGCGTCGGCTGCAGCGCGATCAACCTGAGCTGCAGGATGTGCCTGGTACAGCCGCACCTGAGCCAGAGGCCGTCCAGGCAGCACCGACAGTCAGGCCAGCATCTCAACCACATCTCTCTGAAGAAGCTCTCGCAGCTCGGATCAAACAGCAGTCGAACCCCATCCTCCCGACTGAAGTCGAGACCAACGAGCTGCTGCGGGCGACGCTCGAACCTCAACGCACCGAGCTTGTGTCTGACGGCATGACAGACTTCACGGCAGTTGGCGCGCGTGGCGACGCGAAGATTCCAGATGAAGGCAACACGTTAGCCATCATCGAGAAAACTTCGCAGACGTATCGCCTGCAGGTCGATGAGGCTACACGCGGCGTTATTCGGCATGAGGTCTCACAGGAGCTGGCTGATTACATCGGCATGAGGCCCGAAAAACTGCTTCGAGCAGTAATGAATATGAAGACGACGGGTGGCGTGCCGATCATCGAGGGTGCCGGTCTCAGTGAAACTCTTTTGGCTGTCAGGAACCTTTTATACACAGAGGTTAGCAAGCTCGATGCGATGGCTGATGAGGTCATCGATTCTCAGGGCAACATCAGAGGTGGCGCAAATGAGCTGCTGAATTTCCGGCAGCAGTTCGAGCTCGTCAGCAATCTGCAGACACAATTCAAGGGCGCGCAAACCGAGGTCGCTCGATCTCTCGGAATCTTCCGCATGCCAATGGATCAGGGCGCTGGGGCAATGCGCGATATCAACCTGGCAAATCTGATGCAGGAGTTCGGCGGTCAGGACAACCTTTCCGATCTTGCCAAGGCATATAAGGCGCTGCCCACGGGCAGGCAGAGAGCACAGGCGGCACAGAAATTATCGAAGTTTAAAAAGTTTACCAACGCTGCCTTTGAAGTCTGGATGAACCTGCTGCTCTCAGGACCGATTACGCATACAAAGAATTTTGTATCAGCCGGTCTCGCAACCTTTGGTGAGATACCCGTCAATCTTATGGCGGCAGGGATTGGTTCTGTCCGTCGAGGCTTTGGCGGTGAAGGCGGCGTGACGTTCGGCGAGGTGCGTGCTCAGGCCTTCGGTCAGCTCATGGCAATCCGTGAGGCTTTTAGTTCTGCTGGCAAGTCATATCGGACAGGTGAAATTCCGATCGCCGGAACAAAATTGCAGGACACCGCTAGTCCGCGACAGGGTCGCGCGCCTGCATTCAGTTCCGAGGCTTTCGAGTATGGCGGCATCTTTGCACCCGCTGTGGATGCGATTGGCTCATTCCTGACATTGGGGCGCGTGCCGACCAGAGCGCTTCAATTTGAAGACACGTTCTGGAAAGTCGTCACACAACGCGGCTCTTTATATCAGCAGGCCTATCGTGCGGCGAAGGAGCAGAATCTGTCTAACGACGATGCGGCGACGTTCATCGCGGAGTTTGTCAGCAATCCTCCTGCGAATGCGGTCAAGGAAGCAGACGACCTGGCACGTCTCGTGACGTTGCAGCAACCGCTGGAAACCAAGTTAGGCAAAGTTGTACAGGGCGCGGCGCGCGTGGGCTTCATGCGCTGGTTCATGCCGTTTGTCACCACACCGTACAACGCTTTTTCGTTTGCGTTCGAGCACACGCCACTTGCGCGGTTCACTGAGAACCACAAAAATGCGATGACCAGCGGCGACCCAGCCAGGATGGACCGAGCGCGAGCGCGTAAGGCACTGGGTTCAACGGCAGCGGCAACTGTCGGCTTTATGGCTGCGAGTGGGTACATCACTGGCGGTGGCCCGAAAGACCCTGGACTGCGCGCACGGTACATAGATCAAGGCTGGCGACCCTACTCGATCAAGGTCGATGGCGAATATTACAGCTATGCGGGCGGCGAGCCGTACTCGACGATCATCGGCATCACTGCAGACATGGTTGAAATGGCTCAGCTCGGCCTTGCTGACCAGGACGACTGGGATGAAATCGGCGGGGCGATCGTTTTCGCTTTCAGCAAGAACATGACGAACAAGACCTTCATGGAAGGCTTCTCGCGGGTGATCGACGCCATGAGCGAGCCTGGGCGCTATGCGGGCAACGTGATCAGCGGCTTCACGCGCAGTGTTGTTCCTGCCGTCGTTCGGCAGGGGGGACAAGCATTCTTCATGGATGAACGTGTCCGGTCGCTTGAAAACATTCCACTGCCGCAGGAGCTGTCAGAGCTCAACATCGATCAGCAGAAGCGCTTCAACAGCGTGCTTGAACGGTATGAGGAATGGGCCTTCATCAAGGATCGCCTGGATGAGATCAAAGAGCAGATTCCTGGCTGGGGTAATGCTCCGGCCATGCGCGACTTCTGGGGCCGCAAGGTCGCCAATCAGGGCGCACTCGGTCCTGACATTATCTCACCTATTTACCGATCGACGCATGAGCCCAATGTCCTCGATGAAGAGATGCTGCGTCTGAAGATCAGGGAGACGCATCATCCGCGAGAATACGCAGGCTTTCCATTTACGCCGGAGGAATACGAGTTCTTTCAAGAGCGTGCCGGTAAGTACGCAGCCGAATATATGACTCGCAAGTTCAATTCATCTGGATACCAACGGAAGCGTGAGATCGGTTTGCCGCAGCGGGCGAGCGCCGAAGTAAACAAAAGGGCCAAAGCCGACCTGCAGGAACAGATCAAAAGAGCACGGGACAGGGCTGTCTACGACCTCAAGAGACATCCTTTCCTTGGCGAAAATTTCAGCCAAACCGACAAGCAAAACAGACAACTTATACAAGAGCGAATACGCCACAGCCTTAGACCGCCGCTAGGAGAATCGCGATGACCGTCACCACCAGCACGAATAAACGAACCTTTACCGGCGACGGCTCGACGACTGCTTTCGCCTATAACTTCAAGATTCTCGCGTCTACCGATCTCAAGGTCTACACGCGGCTGATTGCGTCTCCCTATACGGAGACCCTTCAAACCGAAGGCACGCACTACTCGGTCAGTGGCGTCGGCGATGCTGGCGGCGGGACGGTCACCATGACCAGCGCTCCTGCTGACACACTGCAGCTCATCATATTGCGCGTCGTACCTCAAACGCAGCTCACAGATTATACAGCTAATGATGCCTTCCCTGCCGAGACACATGAGGAAGCGCTCGATCGGTTGGCAATGATCGTCCAGGACCAGCAGGAGACATTAGATCGCTCGCTCAAGGTCTCGAAGACGGTCACCGATCTCACGACGCCTGAATTCAAGGAACCGGCGGCAGCTCGTGCATCGAAATTCCTGGCGTTTGACAGCGATGGAGATGAGTTGACGGTCACCGATGGCCCTTTGGACGACACTGTGATCACCAGCGTCGCCGACGCGCATGTTTTAATCTATGACAACGCCGACACACGTTGGGAGAACAAGGCTGTCTCCGGAGACATTGCTATCACGGCTGCTGGCGTTGCCTCGATTGCGAGTGGGGTGATCGTAAATTCCGACGTAAATGCCTCAGCCGCAATAGCGGACTCAAAGCTCGCGACTATCTCAACGGCAGATAAGGTTTCCGGCGCGGCAGTCCAGGTGGATGGCGCGACAGATGGTACGTCGATAACGATAGCAAACACGGATAAATTTCTCATCGATGATGCGGGCGCGACCAAGTATGTGAACGCGAGCCAGATTAACAGCTACGTCTCGGCCTCAGTTGCAGCCGACGATCTCGCGACCGGCGATGCAGCGGCCAGCTTCGAGACCAGCTCAGGCGCTGTGGTGGTGGACAGTCAGGCTTCGACCACAACCATCGACGGACATACGGGCGTCACAGTTCAAAGCACGAACTCTGGAGACATCACGCTTGATAGTGTCGCTGACATCAATCTTGACGCGGCTGGTAATGACATCACCCTGAAGGCGGGCGGGACGCATTTCGGGTCGCTCACCAACTCCAGCTCCGACCTGGTGATCGAGTCAAAGGTCAGTGATAAAGACATTCTTTTAAAAGGTCTCGATGATGCCTCTGTGATCACGGCGCTCACCCTCGATATGTCTGCGGCTGGCGAAGCCAGCTTTAACGCTGGCGTCAAGATCGCCGATGACATGTCGCTGTCATTTGGAGCTGGGCCTGACCTGACGATCGAATACGACGAGGATGGTACCGACACCACTCGCGTGGTTGCCGCGAATGGCCTCTCTCTCGCTCCTCACGGTACTTCTTCCGGTAACACGACGGAACTCCGATTCATGGAGCTGGCCGCTGGGGGCAACAACTATGTTGGCCTCAAAGCTCCTGATGCCTGCTCTGACAGCGTTTACACCCTGCCCGCTGCGTTCCCTGCCTCAAACAAAATCCTGCAATCGACTGATGCTGGAGTCCTGACCTGGGAGACAGGGGCCTCTGGTGGTGCGTCTCTGAGCAATGACGCGAACAACCGTGTTGTGACAGCAGATGGGTCCGGCGGTATCAACGGCGAAGCAAATCTGACGTTCGACGGTTCTGTCCTCAACATTCCAGACGGGAGCGCCGGTGCGCCATCAATCGGGTTTACCTCAGACACGGATACGGGGGTTTACATCGTTAATGCGGGTCAGCTTGGCATTGCCGCTGCCGGTGCTTTGCAGATGAGAATTCAAGATAATTCGATCAGAATGCAGGACGCTGGCGCTGTCGATGCTCCATCTTACACTTGGAACGACAGCGCTGACACCGGTCTATATTTTGTTTCGCCAGACATGAGGATCACCGTCGATGGAGTGTTCTCCGCCTCGTTCACAGACGACGGAGCCGGGCTGGGGAATCGAATACTATTCGGTAAAACTTCGGAAGGAGACGTAGGCACAGCGGGGTGGGATTTCGCAGGCACGCCGAGCACACAGAGTAATGCTTACGGCACTAGCCTCTCCTCACATCCTTTACTTCTCAATCGTCAAAGCAATGACGGCACGATTATTGAAATCCAACAGGCGAACAGCACTGAGGGAACCATTTCCGTCAGCGGAACGACTGTATCATATAACGGCGCTCATCTTTCGAGATGGTCGCAGCTTGCTAATAACGCCAAAACAGAAATTCCTCTCGGGACTGTGATGTCAGGCATCGATGAGATGTGTCAGTGGTGGATGGAATCATGGACAGACACCACGCTGGTAAAGGGCGGCGTAGTCGTGCCGCGTGAGAAAATAAGCTCGATGAAACTTAGTTTGGGGCTGGCAGATGGCGACTCTTATGAGGACGAGGAAGGCGACACGCGAACGATATCCTTGAAGGAAAATAACCAGCTTACTCGTTGTAAAATCTCTGATGCGGAATCGGACAAAGCTGTCTTGGGTGTTTTCGAGAAGTATGAATCCGATACAGAAGAAGAGAAAAATTATAACGATCTCGTGATCGCGCAGTCGGGCGATTATGTAATTCGTGTCGGAAGTGATTTCGATGGAGAGGTTGGCGATCTTCTGGAATCAGCAGGAGATGGAACAGCTAAAATTCAAGATGATGATGTAGTGAGATCAAAGACGATTGCCAGAGTGACTGCCAGCACCAGAATTCATGAATATGAGGACGGATCTTTCGCCGTACCTTGTATTTTGATGATTGCTTAGATGACGCCTGATCGCAGGACGGTCGCATCCGCGCACCAGCGCATCGATGAACTGATGCTGCAGGTCCGTGAGCATGTGGTGTCCTGCAGCTCCGAAACCCGCCAGCAGAACTCACGCCTCAAGCGCGTCGAGCGTATCCTGCTGACATCGACGGGGGCGATCCTTCTACTGTTGATTTCTCTCGTGCTGAGATGATCACAAGTGTCGATAACGCAGTTCATCAAGCTCGTCGAGCAGGTCGGCATTCCACTGCTGACTGCTGCCGTCGCGGCATACGCGCTCTGGTACATCATTCGATGGCTGCTCACTAAATTCTCCACAGACCTCACCCGCCAGCTCACCGAGATCGCTGCAGAGATCGATGAAGAGCAGCGGGATATTTCTCAACAGATCACCGAAGTCAAAACCATCCTGATCCGCCTGGTGGACCGCACCCGTTTGCTGGGTGAGGAACTCAACGCGCACGACCAGGTCGCAAGGACGATCTGGGGGATCGATCCCAAGAAGGAGAGGCCGCGCACGCGCAGTGAGCGCAGGGATGAACTGGAAGAGCAATTGAGAGAGATCGGAAGGAACGGAGACTGAGATGATTAGCGCATTGATTAGCTCAATCCTGCCGGTGGCAAGCACAGTTATCGATCGCCTGGTGCCAGATAAGAATTTGCAAGCTAAGGCAAAGGTCGAGATGGAGAAGGCGCTTGTTCAGGCAGAGGCTGCTGGCATGCTGGCGCAAAGCCAAGCCAACATCGAGCAAGCCAAGCATCCCAGTATCTTCGTGGCGGGGGCTAGACCTGCAATCATGTGGATCTGCGCGATTGCATTGGGTTGGCAATTCCTGCTGCAGCCGATCGTGATCTGGGGGGTCACGCTCTGGGCACCTGGCACACCGATTCCATCAATCCCCGCTGAAGGCTTGTTCCCGTTGACGATGTCACTGCTGGGGCTGGGTGGCATGCGCTCGGCAGAAAAGTGGCGTGGCGTGGCAAGAGAGAACATGAAGCACACAAAATGAATCTCTCCGAGCATTTCACTTTGCGTGAGTTCACCAGGTCGCAGACGGCAGAGCGTTGTGGCATTGATAACTCGCCTGACAGCGATCAGATGATCTGTCTGAAAAAAATTGCAGCAGAAATCCTCGAACCAATCCGCGTGACGTTTGATGTGCCGTTTGCACCCTCCTCCGGGTTCCGATGCGAGGAGCTAAACGATCGGATCGGTGGTAGCCGCACGAGCCAGCACTGCAAGGGTGAAGCTGTAGACATCGAGCTGCCAGGCGTCTCGAATCTGGAGCTCGCTCGGTGGTGCCAGGACAATCTCAATTTCGATCAACTCATTCTCGAATGCTGGGATGGCAGACCCGATTCGGGATGGGTTCATATTTCAAAAGCTGAGGACAACCGGTTGGAAGTTTTGACCTATCAACGCGGCGTTGGATACAGCGTCGGTTTACCAAAGGAGTAAGCGATGCCCAAGATCGTCGGCTATGCGAAGAAGCCTGCATCCATGAAGAAGAAACCCAAGAAGCCGAAGAAGAAAAAGAAGTGACCAAAAAACGCATTTATAATCGGCGCACGCCTGAGCTCGAAGACCAGCTTGTCGAGCTGATGCATGATGGCCTCTCGTACTCACAGGCTTGCCGCGTCAGCAATGTGCCTCGCAAGACCATCACCCATTGGAGGGATAAAGACCCTGAGCTCGATGAAAGATTTCGTAACGCTCAGACCCGGGGAGTGTCCCGGCTCAACGATGATGTCCTCGCTCGATACCAGGCCGTGATCGACGGCGATAACTCGTGGACGAAAGAGCAGGTCTCGGCCATGAGAGACTACGCCCAGCACGTCAGGTGGCTGAGCTCAAAACTCTACCCGAAACAATTCGGCGAACGGGGTATCGCCCAAGTCGCGCAGGGTGGTGATGGTTCGATCACCCTGACCTGGATGACCAACTCAGGTGGCAGCGAGGAGGTGGCGCAGGAGCTCCACGATCCGCTACTCATCGAGGGAACGGCTGAAGTGGTCAACTGATTTGTCACCCCCCGGTGACATGGGTTGGCGTACCTCTGGCGTACCTGCATCTCATGCCAGCACGTTCAGCGCGTGGTGAGCGTCTCCACAAAATGGCGGATAACTGCGACTTTCTCCACGAGAAGTACGGAGAAAACATCTATTTTTCAGCCTGTTAACCACCATGTCGCTGGTTCGAGTCCGGCCCGGGGAGCCAGTTAAACTGCGGGGTTCAGCGTTTTTCGTTGGACCCCGCAGTGCTTTAAAAAGGGCTTGGCGTACCTCTGGCGTACCTTGACCCTTCAGATTTAGTGCCTATATGATCTCTAACGGTGACACGTTGTCGCCGAATAAGGGAGATCCAGACATGCACGTTGCGCCTGACAAAAGTAAAAGAACGAACGATCGCGGCCTGAAGCGCTGGAGGATTGATTGCAAATTAGAGCAGCAATCTGGGAAGCCCGGATTCCCGTCACGCCACATTCGTAAGAACGCTGAAGGCAAGCCGTTCACGAAGAAGGCAGACGCCGAGGCCTACATGGCTGAGCTGGTCAACCAGGTCGAGAATTACGGCGGTGTCTCCAGCCGCGACCAGACCTTCGGCGATGCGATCAACGCCCTGCTCGCCAGCTTCGATGGCCGCGCCGCGAACGGCGATGGCACCGTGGCTCATTACCGGAAGTTGCGGTCGATGATCGAGACACACATCCCCGAAATCAAGATCGATGGCGTCTCACTGTCGAACATCAAACTCAGCTACATCGATGGCGATCTCATTGAAGACAAGTTGATGTCTGAGATTCGCGATCGCCCTGTCGGCTCTCGGACCCAGAGTGAAATCTGGTCGCAGATCAAACAAGCACTCCGCCTGGCAGTCCGCCGGAAGTGGATCACGCACAATCCTTCAGATGGCATAAAGGGTCCGAAGTCCGATCGTTCCGCTCGCAAGGCAGTCAAGCGTGAAGTTTTCGAGACTTTGAGCCAGCAGTTCGACAATTACATCCATTGGGTCCGTCGCCTCGACGCCGACGCAGAGCTGCCGATCGTGATCGCCTCGCGGATGGGTCTGCGCGCATCAGAGATGATGGCGTTATCTCTGGACCGTTTGCCTTCAGTCGGGCAGAACGAAGT